CGGCTAAACTGTGCGCAGGCGTGGGCGTTGGTGTCAAAAGCAATGCAGAATAGTATATATCATTCTGTGGAAGAATTTGAGAAATTGCCTAAAACAGTGCAAAATGCCGTTGGCTCTCCTGGAGAACTTAGGTCTTGGGCAACTTCTGAAAATTTTAACGAGAATGTAACAAGAAGCACATTCTATAAGATTTACAACCAAGAACTGGAGAAAGAAATACAATCAGAAAAATCAACCAATGAATTTAGGAACGCTATTGAGATCAAAAATTCCAAGTCAGAAAGAATGCTTATTGACAGCGAAAACGAGAAATCTTATCAAGCTGTCAGAAACAACACAATCAATGAAATTGACTTGGACGCAGTAAATAGTGTTCCAATGCCAGAAAGATACAGAGAGGAATTTTGCAAATGAATAAAGAAGAGTCAACATCTTCGGTGTCAAGACAAAAGAAAATGACAGACAAAAGAATAAGACTTGGTTTGTGTCCTAAATGCGGAGAAAAGCAGGACAGGGACGGATGGTATTGTTCAAAATGTTTGAAAAAAAGAAACAGTTACCTAAAAGAATCTAGAGAGTTTTACTCAAAAATAGGTATATGTCCAATATGCTGTAAGAATAAACTGTTTGGCGATGAGAAATCCTGCATTGAATGCAGAGAGAAGAAGCGCAAAACAAGAAAAACAACCATAAAAGAAGAAGATAGGCAAAAAATAAGAGAACAAAAGAGAAATACTTACAGAATCAGAAAAGAAAATGGCATTTGCACAAGATGCGGAAAGAAAAAAGCAGCATATGGTCGCACAAAATGCGCTCTTTGCTTGAAGAAAGATGCACAGAATCACATGAAAATGGATATTAAGCCAAAAGAGCATTATATCAAAAGAATGACTGCTGCGCATCTGTGCCTAGACTGCAAAAAGCCTGTCGACAGGGAAAACAGTAAACTTTGTCAGTCGTGTTGGCAAAAGCATCATGATATAGGCGTAAAAAATGCCAGTGAAAATAAATATTGGAGAGGATACGACAAATTGATTTTTAAGAATTTTTAAGAATTAGGAGATGTGCTTATGAGGTTTTCAAAACTGACTAAGCCGGAACTTGATTATTTTTTAGAAAACGCCAATTTTACCGAAGAAGAGGAAAAAATATTTAAGATGCTTTCCAAAGGAAAATCAAGAAGTCAAGTAGGGTTAGAAATTTCGGTTTCTGACTCTACTATTGACAGAAGAATACGTGATATAAAATGTAAGATAGCAAGGGTAGGTGATGGGATATGCAATTGAGCGATTCCGATCTGTTGAAATTTGCGGTTGAAAATGGTATTATCGACATGAAAGCCGTGCAGGAACAGATCAACATGAATGAGCGAAAAAAATATCTTGACGGACACAAGTTTAGAAAATGGAAAGGAAGTGGTGGCAAGTATTACACATATCTTCCAGACAAGACATCAGAAAGCGGTAGAAAACTGCTGAAAAGGAGTACACTTGAATCTCTGGAAGATGGAATAGTTGATTATTACAAAGAACACGAGAATCAGCCTACATTTAATGAGGTTTTTGATGCGTGGGTCGAGCAGAAGTTAAAATACGGAGAAGTGAAATTGCAGACCGCGCAAAGGTATAAGAGCGACTATTTGAGGTTTTTTGCAAACTCAAGAATCTCAAATATGGAGATAAGATTTATCAATGATGATATATTGGAAGATTTTGTCAAATCGACTATACACAATGAAAATCTCACATCAAAAGGATGGGCAAAGGTTAGGTTGATTTTGAATGGTGTGTTTAAGTATGCGGCAAAAAGAAAATATACAGAAATCAGCATTACACGCTTTATGGGCGATTTAGACTTGTCGAGAAATATATTCAGACGCAGGGTAAAAGATCCTAAAAAATCAGTATTTACCAAAGCGGAAGAATATATGATACAAGACTTAGCATATAAAGCAAATGACGTAATATCTCTTGGAGTTGTTCTTGCATTTAAGACAGGTCTTAGAGCCGGGGAACTTGCAGCACTATCATGGGATTGTGTAACGGCTGATTGTCTGCGGATCAGAAAAATGGAAATAAAATACTTTGGTGACGATGGGAAAGAAGTATATGAGGTGGTTGATTCCACCAAAACAGAAGCAGGGGAACGAGATGTTATAATCACAGACGAAGCAAGGAAAACTCTCATGAGGTTAAAACGTCTCAATCCATTTTCAAAATATGTTTTTGTGAAAGATGGGAAAAGAGTTAAGGCAAACCATTTTTCAAGGCGTTTGTATCGTATGTGTAAAACACTTCACATAGAGCCAAGGTCGTTGCACAAGGCAAGGAAAACCTACGCTACAAATTTACTTGATGCGGGAATACCTGAATCTATCATAATGCAACAAATGGGACATACGAGCATAACAACAACAAAAGAATTTTATTATTACAATAATCGAGCCGTGAAAGACGTATCATCTATGTTAGAAGCGGCAATTTGCCCAAAAGGTAACCAAGGTAATCAAAACAAAAAGTACATTTTTAATGGTTAAAAAGCGGTAAAACCGTTGTAAATACTTGCTTTTTTTGTAGTCCGAAAAGTGAAGAATAAATCCCGAGTCGGGGTTCAAATCCCTTTTCCGCTACTAACAAAAAAATACTTTGAGAACCTTGAAACCCTTGAAAACACTGGAAGAAAGGAGAGACTGCACGGCTTCATCTTTTAGAGTTTTCAAGAGAGGTAATCAAAAAAGTAGTCAAAAGTAATCAAAAATCGAACGAATGTTCGATATTTTTTTGCCTTAAAATAATTTATCTAGGTTTTGTTATATAAAATGGCAAAAGTTCTAGGATTTGTGATAGTTTTTTGACAGGAATGTGACAGTTGCCTGTCTTTTTTTTATGCAAAAATTTATTCATAACATAGGAGGTGCATAAAATGTTTTCAGAAGAAATTTTAGAAAAAATAAGAAACAAAGAAGAGGTTTTGCGTGTTCCATTGGTATTCCAGTGTGCAATGATTCATGCGATACAGGAAGTTTTGGATGAGGAAAGAGAGGTAGATGTGGATGAACAACCAATATCAACAACCACAGAATAATTTCCAGTACAATCCCGGCTACAACGCATATCCCTACAATCCTTGGGCGAATTTGCAAAGAATGCCGCAACAGGAACAATTTCAAAACATTTCACAACCTGTTCAAGCTGGAATCAACGGCAAAATTGTATCTGATATGAATGCAATTGCCGCAAATGATGTACCAATGGATGGATCAGTTGCTATATTCCCGAAGAATGATTTATCGGAAATATATGCCAAGCAATGGGCGTCTGACGGTAAAATCTCTACGGTCGTTTTTAAGCCTGTTCAATCTGAAAACCCTAGCAATTTATCGTCAGATGAACAAAAAGCGAAATTTGGGCTATCTGATGATGTTACAGAGGTGTTTATGCAGAAGTTCGATGAATTATTCGAGAAAATAGAACAGATTGAAAAAAGCATCGGAAAAAATTCCGTTCCAAAAACAAGAGCGGCAAAAAAGGATGGTGAGTCATAATGAATCCTATGATGAATATTATCAAGAACAAAATTATGAATGATCCGCAGATAAAAAACAATCCTATGGCACAGAATGCTATGCAGATGATTCAGAGCGGAAATACGCAGGGACTAAAATCTATGGCAGAAAATATGTGCAAAGAACGTGGGATTACGGTAGAACAGGCAAAAGAAGAAGTTATGAAATTATTTAATTGATACATTTTGGGTCGTGCGCACATAAAAGACAGTCTACCCGATGTAAATAAAATTTACGGAGGTAAACAAAATGTTCAATGGAAATTCACCAAGTCTTGCTGATATTGCAGCAGTGACAGGTAACAATCGTGATGATGGTTTTCTCGGTGGTGATGGGATCTGGGCAATTATCGTATTTGCTATGATCTTTGGCTGGGGCGGTTTTGGCAACGGCTGGGGTAATGGTGGAAACGGTGGTGCTACACCTTTTGCAACCGGGGCATTAACACAGACAGATTTACAGAGGGGCTTTGACACGCAGGCTATCGTTGGAAAGCTGGATGGAATCTCCAATGGAATCTGTGATGGTTTTTATGCCGTAAACAACAGTATGCTTACTGGATTCAACGGCATTAACACCAATATCATGCAGACAGGCTATGGTATTCAGCAGGCTATCAATGCGGACACAATCGCAAATATGCAGAACACAAATGCTTTGCAGTCTCAACTTGCTAACTGCTGCTGTGAAACACGTGAAGCCATTCAGGGTGTAAACTACAATATGTCACAGAACACCTGTGCTTTGCAGAACACCATGAATACAAACACGAGAGACATTATCGACAGTCAGAATGCAGGCACTAGAGCCATCCTTGATTACCTTTGCCAAGAGAAAATTTCTTCCTTACAGGCAGAAAATAATGACTTGCGCAGAGCGGCTTCGCAGGATCGCCAGTCCGCACTTCTTACTACGGCAATGTCTGCACAGACACAGCAGATTATCAATTCTGTGAATCCACAGGCAGTTCCTGCATATGTTGTTCCTAATCCGAATGCTTATGCGTATGGATGTGGATGCAGCACAGGATGTGGCTGCTAAAAAAAACTGCTAAAAGGAGCAGCTACGCCAAAAAAAAAAAATTTTGAAAAAAAGAAAAATATGTACTATACAAAATAGAATATGTTGTGCTATAATACGTTAGGCGGACACAATATCTTGTGTTCGCTTAAAAAACGGACAAAATATAGGAATCACCCCATAAATAGGGGAGTTCAGGCAGAATAAAGGGATTTTTTGGAGATAAGATTAACAATATTTAGAACAATAGTTAGGGAAATATACAAGAAATTGCAAAGGAGATAGGCATTAATATGGAGTCAAAGATTAGAAGAGTTATTAAGAGAAATGGAGAGGAAGTTTCTTTTGATGTAAATAAAATCCTAAATGCAATTAGAGCTGCA